TTCCGAAAGGACCTAACCGAGTTCGCCAAGAGCTACGAGACGAGACCTAACTATATTGACGCTGTAAGGCGTGTTCAAGGACTCGAAGAATGGTATCGAGACCTAGACCGCCGAAACCTTACTGAAGACGTTATAGATCAAATGGCTAAACATTACGACAATCAAACGATCTCAGAAGGAAGAATCTATATAAGCAGCAACCCAAATTGGAAGGAATAAAATGAGTAAAGTACTAACACGAACACAACTGCAATCACTCCGAGAGGAAGTCGATTGCTTAATCGGAGGGTGGTTAAATGACCACGAGGTTGTCGAAGATACTGACGACTACCAAAATGAAGTATTCAAAGTGTACGAGACTGTCGCCGAAATGATAGAGCGATGGGACGAATACGCTAAAGAGTACCGAGATGCTACCAGAGATAAAGACGATTGGGATAACGCCGATTACTTATACGAAAGTGAGGTAGGTAAATGAAAAGAACTAAAGAAAACTTAGCTCTCTTAGAGGGATTGCTAATTGGATTAGCTTCTGGTTTCGCAATCTTCTTAGTAATGCTATTGATAAGTCTAATCTAGTAGACACACCTATCCTTAAAAACCACAAGCCACATATGCAACTCATTCGAAACGCACTTGATCCACATCACATACAACGCACGCATCTTATCGAGATGTTATGGCTTTCCGTTGCGACTTTCGCTACGCTAAATTGGGGTAGATTCGATGTCTTACTGTATCGAAGTTACCTAATTATACTCAATCTTAAATTGTATGTCAAGCACTAAATGTCTTGATGTACTCTAACCAATTAATAATCAACGAAATAAAATTATGAAAACACCAATAGAATTATTATATGAATACTCTACTTACATAGAAGATGGAGGATTCAATACTTACGAAGACGGAGAGCTTCTCGATCTCATCATTGAGGCAACTAAACAAAAGCCTACTGCAGATGGGTTACCAACTGATAGACAAATACTAATGGCAATTAACAATGCTTTATACCACCATTTCAATGAGGAATACTAATACCACACACGCCGAAAATGAACCCATCTTAACTGAGTTCATAGTAACCGAGACTTATTATATCAAAGCAAGGACTCGTGAAGAAGCCTACCAAATGGTAGCAGATAATGATTTCAAATACGATGGAATCAGAAAACATAATGTAAACATAGAAGTAAATTTTTAAATATGAAACAAGATACAATACAATTCTACATCTACCCAGATGGAATCGCCGATTCTATGGGATCAGATGAACTCGTCCTAGTCCGTAACAAGCTAGGTTCTGTGGACACTAAGTTCGTCTCGGACTTAGTACAAGGTGACTACTACTGCGAACGCATACCAGCACCTTTGCCACCAAGGAACGCCGAAGATATAATACGCTTCATCGAAGAGAATGAACTCACCTTGACTTATGTTAAGGATCGCTTGGATAAAACTGTGATGCTTGAAGTCGGCAGAGGAACAAATATCCTTTGCTCTACGGAGTACGCCGAGGGTTGTATCCGCAAAGTTATTGAACCCTTGATGGATATGGAAGAACTATGATTGAGCAAGACCCATCTACTTACTCCAGCGATAGCCAATCTCGATTCGTAGAGGATTGGGAAGCTAACATAGAAAAGATCGAACGCAATCGCAAGATAATGCGAGAGGGTGCAGAAGCAGTTGCAACCTTTAGATTACTTGGGTTACTCAAGGACGAGGGTTGTGGCGAGCTACGCAAGTGGGATAGAATCCCTTAAAATAGCACTATGTATTTGACAAGTCCTCTCATTCGTGAGAGGGCTTTTTTATGGGAAAAGGAATGCAACCAAAGAAAGGATACAATCAAAAGAAATATGATGAGAATTATGATTCCATTGATTGGTCTAAAACAAGGAAACAAAAGGAGAGCAAAAAATAATGTCTCACTTTTATACCTCAAGCAAGAACCCACAGTTCTTAGAAGATGTCACTACGCCACACCAAGCCCTCAAGAAGGGCAGAGCGTACCCATCTGTTACGACTGTCCTCGGAATAGTTAAAGACGATTTCCTCGACAGTATTTATATGCCCAGAAAGCTAGTTGACCTAGCGAGAGAACATCCTAGCCAACATTATTCTGTACTCAAGGAATGGTGCTACGGATTTAGGGAGCATCCATTTACCGGAGAGATGATCTCAAGTTCTGAGTTCGGAACATCTGTTCATAAACGAATCGAGGATTGGTTGATGGACGGAGAGGGAGAAGCTAGTGCTTATGATGATTGGGCGAAACCTTTTATAGACTGGGTAAATGAAGAGGGTGTACAAGTCGTTGACTGCGAGTACATTATATCAGATAGTAGATTCAAGATAGCTGGTAGTATTGACTTCATTGGGTTAGATAAAGATGAGAAAGTCTTTCTCGCCGATTACAAATGCCGAAGTTGCAGTGACGGCAAGGGTAAGTTCTATCCAAAGGACTGCAAGCAGTTAGCAATCGAGAGCGTAATGCTCGCTAAAAAACTTAATTTAGATTACTTTCCAAAGGTACGATCAGTATGTATCGATACCAACACCGCTGAACACTACCACTACGAATGGTCGGACGATGAGTTCAATCACTACTTTGAATGTGCCAAGCTCGCCGCCAAAATATATTGGCAAGAGAGAATGACACCTAAACCTAAAAAAACTAGAAAGAATAATAATGGATAATCCAAACTTAGATTACTACGAAGAAATGATACACGCCGAGGACGCTATACAATTTGACGGACTCGATTACGCTATTGTCGGAGTCAGCCACACTGGGTACTACATCTACGATTATGATCGAATGATTGAGTGCTTCATTGCAGATGATGAGATGAATCCTAATGAAGGAATGACAGAAGAGGAAGCAATCGAATGGATTGATTATAATGTTTTAGGAGTCAACGGAGGTCAAGGATTTATTATAATGTATAGTAACGAGGGGATATGAACCAGTACGAAATAATTTATAGGCACTTTGATATGCCACCGGAGTACCGAGGGTACACAACAAAGTGGGCGAGGGATAAAGCTCAAGCTATTAAATATCTCTGCCCTACTAAACCTAGTTCAGATGGGTACGGCACAACTAAGAAAGGTGCTAGAGTACAAATATTAGAAGTGAATGAATTACCCATCAAAGAATGATAGCCACCATTACTACTAAGGAGTGCAAGGAATGCTCTCAAGAATTACCCATAGATAAGTTCTACTCCAACGGAAGAACTCGAAAGGGAGAAAAGAAATACAAACCCACTTGCCGAAAGTGCGAGAACAAGGCACAATCTATACGATACCGAAACATTGTAAAAGAACATTTCGGCGGATGGAAATGCAACAGATGTGGATTCGAGGGACAGTCCCAGCAATTTGATTGCCATCATATTGATCCCACTACAAAGAGGGATACAATATCGAACTTAAGAACATCTTTTAATTTACTGAAAGAAGAACTAAAGAAGTGTGAGCTTCTGTGTGCTAACTGCCATAGATTAACAGACGATTACTAATGGAGTACCTACCTCAAAGTAAACTAGCTGAGTGGCGTAATAAAAATGCACCCACAAAATGCCCACTTGTTGAGTACAAAACCTCAAATTGGGTAGTAGACCACGACCACACCAGTGGCTTTGTAAGGGGCGTTGTATCATCAGAAGGTAATGCCCTACTCGGACGTATAGAAAACGCCTTTAAGAGGCTTTCTCGTGACGCTAAGAGGGCTTCTCTGCCAACGATCCTACGTAATATGGCTTCGTATCTTGAGCAAGAGGACACTCACATCATACACCCAGAGGGTTTCCGCCAATTGTACAAAAGATTTTTTTCACTAAACAAGGATTTACAGCTTGACATCCTTATGAAATTTGGCACAAACAGAGACGACATCTCGAAATGTTCCAACGCAAAAGAGAGAACAGATTTATACAAAAAAATACTGAAAGGAAAATATGACTAAAAATATCAGACAAAAACTCCAAGGGATTCAATCATCCCTTAAAGCTCCTAAGGGGCAAACTAATAAGTTCGGCGGATACAAATACAGATCAGCCGAAGATATACTAGAAGCAGTCAAACCATTACTCGCCGAATGGCAGTGCGTTTTGACAGTCCAAGATGAAGTTGTTGAGATCGGAGGACGTGTATATGTAAAAGCTACGGCTCGTATCACTGACACTGAACACGATAACTCAGTTGAGACCACCGCTTTTGCTCGTGAAGCAGAAGTAAAGAAAGGTATGGACGATGCACAGATTACTGGCTCTGCTAGTTCTTACGCTCGTAAGTACGCTCTCAATGGATTACTATGTATCGATGATACAAAAGATCCGGACGCTACTAATGACCACGGCAAGTCCAGAGAGTCCCAACCGAAAGCCGTTGCTAAATCTAAGACACCAACTAAGGCAGTTCAAAAGACAGATGCCTTCGATGACTTAATGTAATTTTATAATATATATAATATGAGTAAATACGATAATACGAACAAAGGTGCATTGTTCAAAAATGATAAAGAAAACGAACGTCAACCAGACTTTCGTGGCACTGTAAACGTTGATGGCACTGACTATCAATTAGCCGCTTGGGTAAAGACAAGCGATAAAGTAGGTAAGTACTTCTCCTTATCTGTATCTGAAGCACAGAAGCAGACTAAGAAAGAAGCAGTAGCAGCTGAAGAAGATCCGTTCTAATGGCTGATACTTTACCGGATTCTGGAGCTAGAACCGCCTTCGATACGGGGGCGGTTCGAGACTCTATGAAGGGCAAAGGTATGCCCAGTATGATACCCACTTGTGCAATTATGGCTATGGCTAAACGCTTCGAGGACGGAGCTACTAAGTACGGAGCTGATAATTGGAGGAAGGGTATTCCTACATCTCGGTACTGCGATGCGGCGTATAGACATCTTATGCAATGCAGAGATAAGGACGCTACCGAAGACCACTTCGGGGCAGTACTTTGGAATATGGCTTGTTGGCTATGGACACTTAAAGCTATCGAGGACAACAAGTTACCGCCGGAATTGGATGATATTCAAAACTAAAAATGGACTCAAATGATATGATAATACTCTATGACTAACAAACTTCTTAACAATCTATATGACGGAGTTGACCTAGCTTTGCACTTACAAAGAGAGGCAACTGAAAACAAAATCGAAATTGAAAAAAAGAATCACCTCAGATATTTAGGACAGTGTCTGAGCATAATGAAAGAACAAATAGATGATGGAAGAAAACGAATTAAAGATACCGAAGAATGTGGATGCCGAGGAGAGACTCCTTGCTCACTGTCTGGCTGACGGAAGCAGTGACTTCTATGACAGCATTGCTCATAAGATAAGAGCAGAAGACTTTTATCTTTTTAAACATAACTTAGTTTTTCAAAGTGTCAGTTCACTCGCCAAGAAAGGCGAACCCTTAAACGAAATCTCATTAGTAGAGGAGCTTAAACGTTCCTCTACCTTTGAGGATGTTGACGGAATGACAATGATTGAAACTTTACTGAGCAAGCACACTACTACTTTAGATGCCCAAAACTGTGCCAATGTAGTAAAGGAGAAATCAAACCTTCGGAAGATGATTAGAACTTTCAAGGTTGCTCTTGAAAAAGCCGAGGACGAATCAGATAGTACTGATAGTATTCGTGCAGATGTAGAGGGTAACCTTTTGGACTTAGAGACCACAACTGGTTTTGATATGACCATCGATTCTGCACTGGACGAACTTCAAACAGAGTTCGAGCAGCAGTTATCCGGCGAATGGAAAGAGGACGTAATCAAGACCCACATCCCACACTTAGACGATAAGCTAGGCAACGGAGGTATCGGAGCCGGCGAGGTTGTGGTTATCTCTGCTCCTACATCTTGCGGTAAATCGCAGTTAGCTCTAAATATTGTAGCTCGATCAGCCTTCAAGGATGGCGTAGGATGCGGCGTATTTAGCCTAGAAATGCCTAGGAAGCAAGTACTGAAGAGAATACTTACGGCGAAGTCCCAAGCGAATCTACGGCAAATTAAGGAAGGTATAATATCAGAGGATAGAATGCAGAAAGTCCGCCAAGGATGCGAGAGCCTCAAGGGTATGCCCATCTATACAGTGCACAGCATTAAGAACATTGGAGAGCTTTGCTCGCACGCAAGGACTATGGTACGCAGATACGGCGTAAAGCTTTTAGTAATAGATTATCTACAACTTATCCCATTTAATTCAAGCAACCAAAGTAAGAACGATGCTATTGCTAACATCTCTCATACTATCAAGCAACTAGCTCTTGAGCTAGAGGTAGGAGTTCTACTCCTTTCTCAAGTAAATAGAGAGGGTGCTCGCCGAGAAGGTGGTCTAGCTATCTACGACCTCAAGGATTCCGGCGATATTGAGAACGATGCGGACGTAATCATTCTTATGTGGGCAGAAAATGATGACGTGGAAGCATCGAAAAGACTTGACGGATTAGGATCTTATATCAGTATGAAGTACAACGTAGCAAAGAACAGAGAAGGAGAGAGAGACGTGAAAGGTAAGTTCAAGTTCTATACTACCAGAGGTATATTTGTCTAAACTTTGATGTAGGTAGTCCGCCTATTAAGACGGCGGTGGGTTCAATCATATTCCCTTTCGCCGCCTACATCTTTTAATTTATGAAAGTCAAAGAAAGAGCAGTCGCAAGAGGACTGGAAAAACTCTATCCCCAACTTGGTACTTTGGTTGAACCAGAGGATCAGTTCAGTCCATTCGATTTCGAGTGCGACAAATACATTATCGAAGTGAAGTGCAGATCTCAAGCTTGGGATCCGTGGTTCATTGAAGCCATCAAGTACAACTCGAATATGGAGATAGCAAAAAATCTCAAAAAGGATTTTATTTTCTTGACGGAAGTAAATAAAACTGTATATCTTTACAACATCAGCAAATTAACTAGAAAGGATTATGATTTCAAATGGACTACGAAACTATTACCGAACTCCACAGAGTTCACAAAACAAGGGAAGTCGGAGAAGCCAATAGGATACCTCTCGGCAAAGGACGCAACTATTTTACATTTATGAGATTACATATATTCAAGATTCCCGAAATCTATATACTCCCTTCTTTGTTTGTAGAAGTGGATGGACTCAAAGGGGACAGAATAATTTGGCTATCAGTAGGTTTCTTGAACTTTACACTAAGCCTACAAATAACTAAAAGATAATTAAAGCAATGAGTGAAAATACAGAACGCCTACAAACTCGCATTGATATGATTCGTATGGAGTCACGTCAAATATCTTACCGCATAGAAGCTCTTGAAGAACGCCGCAAGGAGTTACAAGATCAGAAGAAGCACCTCAAAGAATTACTTTCTAATATGTCTTAGTTCTGTTAGTTCAGTTATTGTTAACCATTATCTACTAGCCCTCACCGTTTTTTATGATTTTACGGTGGGGGCTTTTATTTGTACAATTTCTTCAGCTGAGATTGTCTAATGATTTCATTGATGGTGCTTTGTTTTATTCTACCATCATCTCTTGCTTCATTAAGCATATAAAGACCTACGTCTGGAGGTAAACTCTCGTACAATTCAAACGCTCTCTCTTTTTTTTCAGCTCTAGTTCCGCTGATGCCTACACCGAAAGGCATATTAATCATTTCATTATTAAGAGCCGCTTCTCTAATTTTTTTAGACAACCCAGATTTAGCTAGAATCTTATCAGTCTCTTCATCTGTTTTGCCTAGCGTTCTAAGATTATTGGCGTGTTTAATTACTTCCAATAAGTTTCTTTGGAATACTGCATTACGTGCTTGATAAGCATCTTGCATATCTACACCTCGGTACAAATCACTTGAGTAGCTTCGGCGAACATTATTAAAATTATCTCTTAGTGCTCTAAGTTTAAAACCAGCACCACCTTCGATTGTTGTATTTTGGTTACGAAGACCTATAGTGTATCTAGCTATCAAATCCGGAACAGTTTTGTCTTGAGTTTTACCGAGTAAAGTTGGGGTAAATGATTTACCAAAGTAGTAAACAAATCTGTCAGTAAATTGACCTAATCCTCCGGGTTCGTCACTGATTGGTCTACCGGTTCTTGGGTCCCTATTATTTAAGGCAGCAAAAAAGTTATTGGCATTCATTGTTCCAGATCCACCCATTTTATTCCAAAGGGCTCCGAATCCTTGACCAACTGCATCAACTGGATTTTCTCCGCGAAGTGCGGACTCAACTATTGAAGTCAATTCTGCAATAGGTATTTGGTAACTTATATTAGCTGTCTTAATTTTGTCACCATCCTTACGTAATAATAATTTACTATCTTCATCCCAAGTTGGAACAACTGTTTCTCTAATTGCATTTTCTTCTTCAGATGAAACACCTTGAACTCCTCGATTTACCGCAGTAACCGCAGCTGTTGCACCGGACAACATACCTAACAAGAATCCAATTCTTTTGTTTCCTTCTTTAAATAAAGCTTCTCTATCTAAATCAACTCCGTATTCAGACTTTATGTCATCGGCAAACTTACCGCTAGTTAAACTTCTGATAAATGTGGCTTGATTTGCCATTGTTCTCATTTGCTCTAAATTGAAAGCAGCGAACTCATTTAGGAACCCTATCCTAGATAAGTATCTCATAGCTGGATTAATTCTGCTGTAATTTTGATAAGTTGCATTTGTTAGTTCAGCGGCAATCTCTTCTATTTTATCATTGCCTAGATTCTTAAACTGATCGTCTGGCATAACTTTTTTCAAAAAGCCTTTGTAGTTATCAAATACAGAAAGTCTTTGAGCTGTATCAAATATACTATAAAACTTACCTACTGGCTCAGTCGCTTTACCAAATTTTTTACCAAAGAAACCTTTAGATAATCCTTCTCGTATTTCGCCGGCAGATATTCCCTTATCTATTAAGTTAAGTTCCTTTAGTCTAGTCATTCTATTTAAGGTTAAATCCTTGGCAAATCCACCTTCTCTGAAGTACTTTGTGTTTAAATCACTTGTAGCTACTCTAAAATTTTTAGTATAATTTTTAAAAGGATTCATACCCATACCACCAACCATCACAGCGTTACCAAAGAACTGAACTGGATAAGCTGCTACGCTTAATGGTACTTTTACAAACTTACTTGCAGCTGTTGTGGTAGAAAGTAATTGAGTAAATAGATTTTCAGACCAAAGGATTGAGTCATCCTTGAAGTTTTTTCTTGATAGAAGATCAATAGCTGTATTTATTTCTCTAGGTACGTAAACTGAATTACCTCCTCTGACGTATGATTCTTCTTTTATATTTTTTAAAAATCCTCTTGGCACACCATCTGTTAGGGCTTCGTCTATTGTGTCATAGATTTCTCTAGATCTAATATCTTGATATTTGTCAATAGCTCTAGTTACTCGCTCTTGACCATATTTATTTTGCTCCTTACCTTTAATCTTTAACTTCACGTAATTTTGATCAAGCAATCTATCTATATCCGCTTGACCGTCAGCCACTACGCCTATTCCGCTGTTGACTAACCTATCAGTTAGTTTTCTATCTCCATCAATACTAGAAGCTAATCGACCTAGTTTAGAAATAGTACCAAATAATTTCTCTCCGGGATCTTCAATGATTCCTAAGAAATCTTTCATTTCATCGCTTTGATCTTCTTTTCTTTTTAGGATTCCTCGCGGTAGCCCATAAATACCCTCTACGCTTTCCCTAGAATCTAATAGCTTTCTAACTTTATCCGCTGCTCTTTTTTCAAACTGCGGCTGAAACTCATCGGCTTTTTCTAATATATTTTTGCTCTTTCTTTTTTTAGCTCTAGCAATGAAATTACTACGAGCATCTTCAGTTAATCTATTTAGTAATGCTTGAGTCTGCTGCTTAGTTGGTTTATAAGCATCATCCAAGAAAAACTGATACTCAGTAGTAGCATAATCTCCTCTTTTTCTTGAATTAACTATTTTCTGATAAGTAAGTTCATTTATATCAAGCACGCCCTTGTCATATAAATCAATTATTATATCTTGATACTCATCTAATTTTTTCCTAGCTGAATTAATTATAGACTTAGCTTTTTTCACTTCGGGCGAATCTATCAAATCAAAATCCTTATTGAATTGTATAACTTTTTTAGCGGCATCAAAGTAATCTTTATTTTCTGGGAGATCTTGAGCTGAGATTATTTCCTTAATATCTCTAGTTTGTTTTCCATCTCTTCCGGTAAAATATTTGTAACTTCCGGGATATAAATCTGAAAGCAAAAAATCTTCTACACTTTCAGCATAATCTTTTTTTCCTCCTTCAAATTCCTTAGATGTTAGTATTTTATTAAGAGCAATTTCTTCAGCTCGACCTTCAAATTTAGTTTCTTTTATCGGCTTTATTCCTCGTAAGTCAACAATCAACTCTCCTTCAGAATCTATAGTATCTTTTAGATCCTCCATTGTTACTATATTTCTTTTACCTCGTAACTTTTGTTGATTTAATTTCTTAATAGCCGAATCACCAAGAAATGGAATATCTGCTATGACCCTATCAACCGGAACATCATAAGCTCTAAACACTCTATCAGCTTCTTCTATTTCAAATGTTTGCATATTCCGGAATCTAGTTGGGATCTGATTATTTAAACCCATCATAGCTTGAGTACTATAAGTTGTACTAACTATTTCATCTGGTCTCAACTCTTTTCCTTTAGGTAAACTGTAAACCCTATAAACTCGAACTGTATCTCCGTGAATACTTTTAGCGTTTTCAATAGATGCTTTTCTTAGTTGGGGGTTTTTTGCAACTATATCTGGTATCGCTCCAGTGCTAGTTTCTATTTCACGCAAAAAATCTCTTGATTGTTGTTTAGTAAAATTGAATTTAGGAACTGTTTTTCCATCCCCTTTTGATTTAAAAGTATTTAACTCGCTGGTTTCCCCCATAAGATAATTGTCTACAAGTCTTTTATCTTTTGCATTCAAATCTTTATAAACACTATCTATTTGTTTTCTAGCTCGTGTAGCCAAATCCATTGCCGCCTCTGACTTAGACATAGCATCTCGAATATCAGCGGATGCTTTATTTCCGATAATTTTAGTTGGTAAAGCATAAGAAGATATAGACTTCATAAATCTATCAAACCTACCTTCGGGATCTCCTTCTTTGGTTACAGCATCCACTAAAGCTATAATGTCTGCGTCACCTTCATCATAAGCTTTCTGTACTGCATCTACATTTTTACCAGAAATCTTTTTGCGATATATGTCACCTAGTGCATCGCTAGCTGCACCGATTCCTATATTTAATGCACCGCCAGTTGCTCCAGCTGCAAGAAGTTCAGTAGGAGAAAGGAGTTCTTGTTCTTCGATACCTTTTTCTATTTGAGCTGCACCAGCGGATATACCAGCACCAGTAAGTGCTCGCTTGCCGAGCTTTGGGAATATCTTAGTTGTCTTTGCGGCTTTACCTCCAGCAAATGGAATAACATTAAGTAAAGTGTCTGCGGCTACTCGACCCCAACTGTAATCAGTTCTGCCCTCTAATCTTTGAGCTGCCAATGAACCACTGATTCCTCCAGCTACTCCTCCAGCTAGGTAACCTATTAGTGCACCGATTGGTCCGCCAATAGTTGCACCAGCTGTTGTGCCAGCTAACTTAGCACTTTCTCCGATTGCTATTTCGGCTGTTAATCCTTTACCAATGTCTCCTAGGGATGGTTCGGATTCTAGTTCCGGAAGCTTTGGTTGTTTCTCAGCTAGATACGCTTGAGGATCAAATGAAGTAACTTTCTTTTCCTCCAAGTAAGCTTGAGGATCAAATGAACTAGACCCTTTTTGTTCTAGGTAAGCACGTGGGTCAAAAGCCATAATTATTTAGCTCCTAATCTTATTAAAATTTGTTCAGATTCTGGTGTTCCGGGATTAGCAATCGCATAATCATATGCCTCTTTATCTATTCCTTCTAGTTTTTCTGGATCAAATGTAGTAATGGTATCTTTACCTTCAAGCTTTGCTATTTCAGCACGAAGTTTATCTATCTGAGCTTGAGTTCTTTCTCTATCTAATCTCGCTTTTTCCTTCTCTTCTTCAGTTAGCGGTATATCTAAAATAGCAGTTGGTACTTGACCATAGAATTTTTCACCCTCTGGTGTGTCTTGTTTGATAATACCTTCCTTGGTGATTTCAATTTCTCCTCGAACATTAAATAAATCTCCGAATACACTTTCATCTCTTCCGCCTAGATCGGCAAAGGATTGTCTTACGCCAGACATATCAACTGTGCCTTCTGGTGTTGTATTTACAGCAATAGCTTTTTCAAATATATCTCTTTGTTCTTGAACTCTTTGCTGTTCTTGTCCTAATATTTCTTGCTCTTGTCTAGCTTGCTGTATATTAGTAATGTCAGCCATTGACTTCAATATCTGTGGGTCCTTTGCAATAGCACTGTATACCTCTTCTCCCAATCCCGGAACGAATTGACGAAGAGCATTGGCTGTCATCTTCTTCTGTTCTTTCTCTTGCTGTTTAGCTTGGAAATCTAGTACAGCTTGATTCACACTGCTTGCTAAGTTCACAGCAGCTTGAGCCTCCAAAGCCCCAGCTTGAATCGCGGGGCTTATATCGAGTTGAGATAGTCTAATTGGTGATGATCCTCTAAGCATAAATTATCCTCCGTATGGGTTAAATCCAGCAAATGGATTTTGTGGTGCTGCTGATGGAAATCCTCCAGAAGGTGGTGCTAGAACTGTTCCATATCCGGGAGTCATAGGTGTTTGCATACTTGTGGGTCCTCCGAAGTTCAGACTACCTAGCTGGCTACCTAGTGTACTAAACATATTTCCTAAGATAGCTCCACTAGCCGCAGTGCCTTGAGCTTGTGCTAATCCTTGTCCGAGAATTGCTTGTGCTTTTCGTAAATCTTCTGCGGATCCTAGATTAATCGCTTGTCCGGGGTCTGTTACTTGTGGTCCAAGTCCAGCAGCTAAGAATTGACGTTCCTCTATAGAAGGTGCACCAAACATAAATTGAAACGGATCTACTCTAGCTTGCCCAGCTGATACCAAAGCTCTTTGACGTGCACCAGAGGCTTCTTGTCTACGTGCTCTTTGTGCGGACTCTCTACCTAGGGCAGCTCTAGCTAATGCAGAAGCATCTCCTACTCTTCCCATTCTTTGACCTAATCCTAGTGCAGTTTGTTCAGCTGTTCTAGCAGCTTCTACTCCAAGTGGTCCAGCAGCTTCGGCTGTTAATCTTTCAGCTTCGGCTATATCCATACCAGCTAGCTGTGCTAATCTTGGGTCCTCTAAGGTTTCCCTAATATCTGCACCGTATTTACCCAATAAACCTAACTGACGTAGCTTTGATTCCTCTTGAATGTCACGAATGCCACGAGCTCTAAGTTCCGCTAATTCTTGAAACTGTGGAATTAATTCAGCTTCTCTACCTAAAATAGCACTCATTGCTTGTTCACCATAAAGACCATCTCCGTACTGCTGTTCGATTATATCTTCCGGGGATCTAAATTGAGAATAAGCTTTTCGTAATGCCGCTGCTCTTTGACGAGCTGCTTTTTTAGCATTTCTACTTCCAAATATACCACCTAAAATATTACCTCCTATTTTAAAGGCTGTAAGTGGATCAACGCATTTAATCGCTCCGATCTTAACGAAGTAATTAAAGATAATATTATCTAAAGGTCTAAAAAATTCTATTAAAAAGTTTTTCATATTACGCTGTTCGTTTCCACATATATACTACTATGTACGGTTGTAAATTCGTGTGAGCTGATGAGGCATCTGTGCCACCAGTTGTACCAGTTTGCCCTAAATCAACACCTCTTTGATTTCCGGCTTCAATTCCAACGTTGCCATCAAATCCTCCACCGAGTTGTGTATGGCTATGAGATGGTAAACCAGATTGTGCCGCAGTAAGCGTAACTTCTTTAACACCACCAGTTTCTTCTACTATATCAAAGTCTGTGTCTCCAGAGTCAATGCCTATCAATGTTTTACCAGCACCGAATGCCACCCAAGTCGTATCACTATTGCCACCAAACATTAAGGTATCTGGATTTGTTGATACCGTAGAAATATAAATTGAACCAACTGGATAAACTTTATCTAGAACTCCGTACAATCCAGAGTTTAATTGATTGTTAGTAGATAACTTAACTAAGTCTACTTCGCCATCTTGAATCTGTAATTGACCAGCTGATGTAACCTCTAATCCGCCGCCTTGTAAGCAAGTACCAGTGCTACCACTATAGTTTACGGCAACCTCTGAAGTGTTTGTAAATGAAGCCGCATCTACTAGATTATCTAGCTTCGTTGATGTTACTTGTTCTGTTGGACCGAAATCAGTTCCTTTTACTAAAATAGACATATCTTTATGAAATTATTTATTACTATTGTACACTACTTGTCGAGCGGAACGTCTCAGCTCCGGCGATTTTGAGAGATCTAAATCTAGGTCTACCTAGAATGCTTGTTAAAGTCATTTGTAAGCCATAGGCTCTTTTGTTTCCGATACGTCCTCTGATGGATACATCCTCGTCTGGAGCTATTGACACTCCGCCGATATAATCACTAGCATCCTTGAGATCAAGAGCTGGCTCGGAATCTAAATTTTCGGATACCGCAGATATGGATACATCAGATGAGTTATCTGGACCGGACTGCAAATGAAGCTCAAAGTTATTGAACTTCTTGCGGTCTATTGAACCTAGTGTAAACATTCTCGTAGTAGCTGAACCTTGGACTCTAGTTTCTTTTTCTGTAGTGCTACCAATATCTGTGATTACTCTATCAATACCATCCGCGAATACCTCTAGTCTATGGATACCACCGTCTGTGTTTGTTACGTACACCCCTCTTTTTAAACCTTTACCAGCTACTAATAATTTAGTGAACTCAAAGGATGAGAAAGTACTACCACTTAAATCTACATTGTTTACAGTATCTATAGACTCCCAACTTTTATTTAAGAAGTTGTAAATCAACAAAGTATTATTGAATGTAGAAGTTCCAGTAGGTACAGCTAAGTAATATTTGTTATCGAAGTATACAGCACTAGCTTTATCTACGTGTGCTTTGTTTATTGTATCTATTGTCTTCTGAATACTTTCAGATAGTGGTACTTCATTTCCGCGAAGGTTATATAAGTCCACGAAGCTAAGTCCGTAAACACCGTTATCTGATAAAAATATAATTTGGTTTCCGACTTGAATCACTGAGTTCCTAGCAGTTAATCCAACTTCATCTGTAAGTAGCTGAGATTGGAATCCACCCAAATCTCCGTTTCCTACTACGATATGAATGCTGTTTCTGTTAAATACAACTAACTTATCATCAGAGAAAGATAACATACCTACGTTGAAATCGGACTTACCAGCGTTGAATCTAAACTGTCCGTATACTTGGTCGTATGTATCAGTATCTAGAATATCTGATAAAAGAATCTCATCGAATATTTTTCGATCCGAATATGTATCATCTACGTCATCTACGCTGTAGCGATAAGGAACCGCGAGTCTGCGTTGGTGATATACACCGTACTCCGGTGCTGGCATATGAGTAAATCCTAATCCTTCAGAAACCTTACGAGCAAATACCGGTGTACTTGTTAAGCTTTGTCCATCTGTGACGTGGGTACTTGTCTTAGATGGGTCCAAATAAAATTCAAATCCAGCGGCTAGAGCTAGAGTTTCATCTCCGCTAATTGTAGTAGAAGGATTTTGGGGAACATAAAATATTATATCATTTCCATTTATCTCTGCAATAAATCTTTTTCCGTCAATCTTTGGGTCACCGAAACCATCTATTGTAATCGGATCTCCAACATTTTTTCCGTGACTAGCCGCAGTAGCTGTAACCTTATATAATCCATCAAACTCACCTCCACTGACAGATGAAGCGGTAGCAGCTGTTATACTTATTGTTGAGCCAGCGGTAAATACTTTAGCTATCGTTAATCTTTCTCCGATTACTAAACCAGATGTTTGATCCGCCGAAAGTGTTTTATCTCCTACTACTGAGATAATATCTCCTTGAGATACTCCGTCACTTTGGTGTACAATTCCTCGGTTTTCAATCAAAGCGAACTCACCACTTGCACAAACAATCTGAGTGGGCTGACTGTACTCTCCGCTATCCACTTTATCTAAGGTTGGCTCCGCATTAATGTTTGTAGCGGATAAATCCTTTTCAAAGGGTGTATCTCCTTTGCGGAATATAATCAACTTATTGAATGCTTGAATCATTTCTACCGGAGATGAAATAGTCTCACCTCCGGGATACGCTAAATCGTATTCAGTGCTGGGGTCTGATACTTTGATTGCTACAGCTTTTGTATTAGCGGCTAAAATAATGTAGCTTTCGGATTCATCATTGGGGTCAGAGAAGATACAAGAACCATAGATTTCATTGACGGCATCATCATTTAATTCTGGCTCTGTTCCGCCGTCATCTAAATCAAACGGTAAAGTCAAAGCTGAACCACCTACCGACAAAGGTGCTTTAATATTATCAATACCTTTACGAGTTTGCCACTCGCCGTTTTGAGCCATTCTACCATTTTGGCTATCAAATAAAATACCAGAGGTCAACTGGTCTGGACGTAGACGATTATTGAATCCAATGAATCCACGGTCTAGCTCCTCTAACATTCTGTCATCGAAGCGAGTATATGTATCGTATCTCGCCATCTAGCAATCCCAAGCTCTCCTTGACCAATAGTTAGCGGACATCTTTCCTTTACCTTTGATGCCGGCACTACGAGCACAGTAGCTTTTCTTACGAGCTGGTATATTCTTTTTGATTTTCATATTCGCATCTCCGAAACGAATAATCTTTTCTTTACCACCTTCACAAGCTTTTACTACGAACTTCTTGCCGCCTTGGACATCTCGGCGAGGTACGTTGCACTTCATTTTCTTTTTGTCTAAACTCATTTCTTAGTTCTTACTTTTGCTTTTGGTGTATTTGGTACGAATTGTTTTCCTTTTCTTCCGCCAGCTTTTTTCTTGCGAGCTGTAGCCGCTCTTTCAGATTTACTGAGGCTCTTGGCTTTAGCCATTGGAAGACAACGGTCTGGTCTTTTCTTGTCTTTTGAGGTTCCACAAGGTCCTTTGATGGATCCATCGATTCCGATTCGTACCCAGTTTTGTTCTCTCCACTTTTTGAGCTCACCCATCTTTAAGGTATTATTTTTCTAGTTGATATAAATGAAGGAAATCGACCTCCGCCTCCGCCTCCGCCTACGCTTCTTAAATTACGTCCAGAAGTTATTCTTTGTTTTATTGCTTGTTGCTTTTGTACAGATTGTCCCTTTTTTATACCTTCCTTAACTTCTGTTCTTTGAAAAGGACTTCCGGGACTTTTGTCAAGAGGTCTTGTAGATAAAGTTTTCTGTGTATTTTGTTTTCTGAATTTTTCTCCTATGCCACCAAACTTGTGTGCTTGTGGTTGAGGAGGATCACTGAAAACACCTTGTTTTGGAGATCTTGTATAGGATTTACCTAAATTATTTCTTAATAAGCTCATAATAAATTGTTATTTCTTTTTCTTTGATTTCTTAGCGTAGTTAGGATCTTTACAATACTTACTAGCCGCCATATTAGCATAAGCACTAGGATATTTATCAAAAGTCCTACGTGCCCAAGCGATTCC